ATCTACGGCATCGCCCAACGTGGGCTCAACGGACTCAGCGGCGCTCTGAGCGCCAGCCAGACCCGCGCTATTATCAATCGCCCCGGCAGGCAGACCACTCAAAACGCTATCCGAATCAACGCTGCTATCGGGATGCGAGTACGATCCGCTCATAGCGCCCTTAAGGGCCTTACCCGCCTTATCTACAGCTTTGCCAACCAGACCTTGATCGGTATTCTTGTCGCCACCAAAAAGCGCCTTGTTCAGACCTTCTTCAGCAGAACGCTGCAATACGCCCGGCTGCGGCTCTCTAGGGGCAGCTATCGACGGCAGGCTGTAATGCGGCCCAGCCGCGCCAATACCGGCCATTGGGCCGCTTCCACTGATCCCGCCAGCAGGGGCTAGGCTGTGAGGAGCGCCGGACGCAAGGATAGCGGCCCACGCAGCGGGGTCATAGATACCGCCGCCAGCAGCGTAGCCTTCACCCATATGCTCAGGATAAACGTGCCCACCCATGCTGGCAGCCGCAAGACCGCCGCCGGTAGCTTTGGCTACGCGGCCACCGGTCGCCAAAAACGATCCGGGAGCATTGGTGATCTGAGTCTGGCCAGAAAGCGCGCCAGTGCCTTCAGCAATGTTCGCCCCAAACTGCGTGGTCTGGAAGGGATACGCCTGCTGCTGCAAGAACTGATTTGTATTGGCGGTATCCAGAGCCTGCTGCGTCTGCTGCGCGACCTGACCGGCGGCAATAGCGCCCTGCGCCCCAGACATGGCCGCCGCCTGCGCGCCAGTACCAAGACCTGCAAGGCGCTGCGAAACATCGGCACCAACATTGTAGCCCTGCTGGCCAAGCCCCGCGAGGCCCTGACCGGTCTGCTGTAGCGCGGCGCGATTTGCCTGCTGCGCCTCAAGGTTCACACCCTGCTGCTGCTGCGCGGCAGACAATGCAGTATTATACCCCTGCGAGAGAAGCGGAGCGATGGCGTTATTGAAGGCAAGCGACTGCTGGCCAGCAAGGTTAGCAGCAGCAATACCAGCGCGGTCGCCACCAAAAGCGCCCTGCCGAATGGCGTTGCCGGTCTGGCCCGACATTTCCTGCTGCTGCTGCTGATTGAGAAGTGCGGCGGCATTGCCGACCACACTACCCAAGTACGGATTCATAAACTGATTGATCTGCTGCGCGCCAATTTGCGTGGGATCTACAGCCTGACCGCCAGCCAAAGTGTACCCAGTAGCTGCCTGCTGGTAGGGTTGGTAACCAGCCTGCGCGCCCAGTAGCGAGCCTGTAGCTGCCCCATAATAAGGCTGCGCTAGCCCGGCGGAACTACTGGCTTGATTGATCCCGCCCTGCTCAACGGCATTGATCGGCGCGACAAGTTCGCGGTTACCAGCATCTGGGATCGGGGTGTACGACTGAAACGGAGTGTTCGCTACATCCGCCGCTTTCGCGTTAACAGCATTGTACCGAGCCAATACGTCTGGCGGAATAGTGATCTGCTGGGTAGTCGTATTCGATCCGCCAAAGCACATACACTTAACCCCTTAACGGAAGCACTATAAAGCTAATCACCTGCTCCGTAAACAAAGTAGGCACCGCACTTCTTGCCAAACTCTCTTTCATACAAGCGGATTTTGGCGTCAGTCCTATTATCCGAAATAATCCCAACAAGCAACCTCATGCCAGCCTCGTCGGATTTTTTCTTGGCGAACCTGATTAGTTCGATTGCCCTACGGGCGGATGAACTTCTGCAATTTGGGGAAACAAACAGTCCGCACTCTTGGTAAAACTTTTCAGTTGAGTACCACATTTCGGTAATTGAGAGTATGACGTAACCTTCCAATTCCCCTCCGGGTTCTCCTATAACCCCGCAAACTCCGGTCTTTTGCTCCAAAATTGGCCAAAGAAAGCTGGCCATTTTCTCCGCATCACCACTAGAGAACCCCGCCTCTTTAATGTGTTGGGGAGTCCAGCCCATGATGCCACTTAAGTCATCTGTAGTAGCTGTCCTGACCTGCACTTTATTAATTCTTTTCGCTAGGCTTGTACAAAAATATCACGCCGCCGGGCTTCCCTATCTGTCGCTCATACATGCGAATTTTACCTTCGTTTTCTTTGCTATCCATGACGCTGGAAATGAGTGCCATATTCATGGTTTGAGATGCTTTTTTGCTAAACTCGCAAAGTTTCTTGGCTCGTCCGCCCCTAGTGCTTCTGTAATCTGGATGAATGAAGATGGCCTTTTCCTCGAGAATGTCTTCATCAGAATACCAAGGCTTGACCACACGCAAGACAACAGCGCCCTCAATCGGTCCTTCAGGCTTACCGATCACAGCACATATGCCAAAATGAAGGTTTAGAGCAGACCAAACCTCATTCGCTATCTTTTCAATGCTGGCATTCGTCAGGCCATTTTCCTCACAAGACATAAATGCGAATGACATGATTTCATTCATGTCACTTGGGCCAGCGACGCGAATTTCCAACCCTTCGCTATCAACCATAAAATAATCCTTATATAGTAGGTATTTAATTACGCTTAGGCCCCGGCAGGTTCTTCAGCGTCTTTACAGTCTGGGCGCGCATGCGCTTGACGAACTCGTCCAGTACCCGATGCCCGGTGTCAAGATCGCCCGCGCCAACTTGACGGACTTCTTCAGGGGAGATGACATATTCGCCACCAGCGACAACCACAGGCACAGTCGCTTCGCCGCCGCTTGCCTTATGGGGCATTTCGCTCTCGTAGGGGCCGCTGGGTTCGCCATATGGCTCCGCCTTAGGATCCTGCTCATAGGGAGCCATAGTGGATCCACCATAGGGCTCCTTTTGCCCGCTGTACGGAGTGCCGCCAAAGATCCGGCGCATATGCTTGAACCCAGCAATCGTGTTGCCCTCACCCATAGCCGAGATGATGTCGGCGGGGATGACGTAGCTTCCCGAGGGCACGTTCATCGGCAGGTGATCGGTGCGGCCCGCCACGGGGCTATGAATGGGGCCGGTGAAGACCTTGTTCTCAGACTCCAGAGCGCCCCCGCCAGCCTTGCCAATGCGGTTGCCAAGAACCTGACGCTCGTCCTCGACATTGATGGTTCCGCCCGGAGGAACCAGACCCTGCAATGCCTTGATCTGGATGGGGGCGGTCTTGTCGGTGCCAGCGGCTGCAATGACCTCGTGGCCGGTGTGATCGCGCACCACCACGGCGACAGGCGCTTCCCCACGATGCACGCGCTTCAATACGTCATCCTTGGAGAACGGCCCCAGACCCAGAACGTCGTTCAGGCGGTTTTCCATAGCCGCCTTACGGATCCGCTCAGGGCTGACCATTTCAGGATTGTAATGGATGATGCCATCCTTGGTGTGCATCACACCAACACCGGGCAGCGGCTCTGGGGCGGTGTGGCCATTGCTGGGGTACAGCACGGCAGGCTTGCGCCCTTCAAGCATCGCCTGATGCTGCAACGCAAGCGTGTGCGTGGTTTCAGGCAGCGTCTTACCAGCATCGTCTACCTGCTGGGGAATGGGGCCACCAGTAGCGCGGGCGGTGCGGGGCTTTGCCTTGTGGCCAATTAGGACGGTACCCTTTCGCTCAACATGAGGGAAAACAGACGCCACCTCTTCATGATATTCAGCGGCTTTTTTGTTATTCTGGTAACCCTTGGAGGTTTCCCGACCAACTCCGCTACGATCACCTTCGTATACATCGAAGTATGCCTTACCTTCAGGGCTCAGGTGGTCGTAAGAGCTTTGAATCATCCCACGCCTATGCTCAGGCTCCTTAATGACATTAAGGACATTCGCAGCAGTAACGCTATCTGCCGGTCTTTCCTTAAATCTCTTAAGCACACTAGTATTATGCGCCTCAGACCTATTGAACGGGTCAAATACATGACTTTCCACACCGCGAGACGCGAGGTGCTGCGTGCCAAGATCGTACCTGCCGCCGCCCATATCCAAATTGCGGTGCCCCGGAACAATGTCCAAAACCTTACTTTTGAGTAGAGCAGGAACTTGCTTGAGAGATGTATCGGCAGATGAAATTGCCTGCGGGCTTACAGTAGCGCCACCATCATCCCGCGCCTTACGTGCCGTGTTCAAGGCCGCAGCGATGGCTTGATCGCGTGGGTGGCCCGCTTTAATCATTTCGGCTATATTGACCGAAATCGTTTTTTGGCTTGAGCCCTTCTTTAGCGGCATGTAACCCTCACGAATAGCTGACGGTGACGACTTGGCTCGTCCCCGGAACGACGTAGATACCATACGCCGCAGGCAAGTTCACTACATAGACACCAACCGTATTCGGGATGATGTAGATTGGGCGCGTGGCAGTCGCGGTCGCAGAGTCGTAAATAGTACCCACAGCAGACCCAGCGGTGGTTACAGACACCACGGCAACGCGACCCGAGCTATTTTTCACAATAGTGCCGGTCGAGATGGCAGGCACATTGCCCGCACCCTGCACCGCGACATAGCTCTGCGCCAGCCCATTAATGGCCGTGACGATGTTCTTTGCTGCGCTCAGCATGTCCGTGAGAGAAACGCTCATCAGAATTTCCCGTCAGGTGTTGACATGGATGGGTTACCCGAGCAAAGTGAATACCATGAAGAGCGTAAATCCGCAATCTTTCTATGTGTACGCGCACTATCGCGGTGATACGGGTAAAATTTTTTACGTCGGTAAGGGTCGCGGTAAAAGATTTGAGTCTTCAAACAGAACCAATCCTTATTGGAATAGTGTGGTTGATAAACATGGATTTAATAAAAGGATTTTGCTTAAAAATTTAAGCGAGCAATGTTCGCTTAGCTTAGAGAAAATTATTATCCACCTGCATGGCAGATACCCAGACGGTCCATTGGTTAACATGACTGATGGAGGAGAAGGAACCTCTGGCTGGAGCCCCTCTAAAGAATGGAGGAATAGAAGATCGGAAATGGCTTCAAAGTCTTGGGAAAAGGAAGGTTACAGAGAAAATATTAATATAAAACTTAAATCTATTTGGGACGACGAACGAAGGAAATCGTATTCCGAACTTTCCCGTAAAAGGTGGGAATCCATTGAATATAGAGAAAGGGTGTCTAAAGCCACTTCCAAAGGGTTAAGGGCAAAGGGCCGCCCTATAATATCTTTGTGTGACGGTAGAGAATTTGGCAGCTTGGCTGAATTATGCGAGTTCTACGGCGTTAAACATGGGGATGTACGTAGAGTCTTAACCGGCAAACAAGGATCTGTGAAGGGTATGGCTTTTCACTATAGTGATGAAAAACCCAAAAAATGGAATGGTAGATCGCTTAATCGCGGAAAAGTTTATTGCGTAGAATTAAACAAATGGTTTGATTCTGCAAGTACCGCATCCAAAGAGCTTAACATAAGTCCGGGAAATTTGTCATCTGTTCTTTCAGGAAAATTAAAGACAACCGGGGGGATGCGTTTTATAAGAGAAAAGTAGTTCTCAAAAGCGGCCATCTGGCGACCATCTATACCTGATATTACCAATGCGCCAGAATGAGTTGATGTCACTGCTCGAAAGCGTGACCGACACAAGCCTGCCACGGAAGCGGGGGCTAATGTACTGCGTCGAGTTCGTCACGTTGTACGGGCCAAACGTCTGAGGCGTATCGCCGGGGTAGTTCACCACATTGAACGTCAGGCTGATCGTGGCGTTCTGCGGACCAGCATAATCGCCCCACTTCATATCCGGCCAGACTTGGTCGATATACGTCAGCATATCGCCGTCAGACAGCGCAGCATAGCCAGTGGTAAACGTGGCCACGAGCGGCTGTCCGTTGGCGTTGTTCGAGGTCTCGTGCTGGTAGATGTTCAGCGAAGTCGGATCAGCGCCAATCGGCGGACCCAGAACGGACTGGTCGATCCACGCGGACCGGCCCATCGTACCATAGTCCCAGACGTTCAGCGAGGTGTTGTACTTGGCATAAGCATTGACTTCGCCGCCGTCGCTCATGGTAGGATAGAACCAAGTGATCTCGCTGAAGCGCGAGTTAACGGCCACGCGGATCTTTTGGAGATTATTCTGGTCCAAGTCTTGGAAGATAACGTCCCAGATCGGGCACGAGACGGGCTGCACGCCATCTCCAGACAGCGAGTAGAACTGCGATGGCCCCATCCAGTAGACCACGCCATTCAAAGCCGCTGCGGCCTTACGCGCGATCAAGCCGCACCCAGTACCGATTTCGTTGAAACTGTAGACATACGGCTGACTGATATACTGCATCGACCAGACACCCAAATCAGTCCAAATCAGACCCTGCTGCGGGCCTTGGATGCAGCCAACGATCCGCGATCCCTTGGGGATACGGTAGGAGCCAGCCTGATTGGTGATCTTGGCAATCCACGAGGTATAGTCGTTTACATCGCACCAGCGGATCAGGAGTGGATCCTGAATGCCCGTGAAGGTCGACCCCCATGCAATGACCTGCCGCTGCGGCATAGCAACAAAGAACCCATCGTTAACAGGCGGGGCATTTGGGATGACAGTCGCCGTAGGAGCGCCGTACAGCGGATCCCAAGCGTAGATCGGCTGATATTGCGGCGCAGCAGTGGGGTTGACCGGGCATGCGAGAAGGACTTCGCCCCAGTTATCCAGAGACCAGTCGGACGCAGCAATCGCAGTTCCCGTGCTGGGAACTACCGCAGTGCCGGTGCCATACCCACCACTACCATAGGTTCCAATGCCGTAACCCGTGCCAGCCGGGATAGACCCAACACCAAAATTGTAGAGATAGTAGGCATTGCCACCATTCATGAAGCCGGTGGTTGTCGATGTAGGCGTCGTGGTCGCATTGATTGTGAAGGCGCTGCTGCTCGTTACGGAAGTGACGAGATACTGCCCATAGAACGTGGCCCCACCAACGGTCGTGGACACCAGAACAGGGAACGTGCTGCCTACGGTGTAGCCGTGGTTTGCTAGCGTGACAGTCACGGTCGATGACCCGCTAGTGGTAGCGAACTGCGCTAGAGCAGGCGTGCTGGAGGTTGACGTAGCGGCAAGAGGGTTACCCAATACGTCAGTAGCGTATATGGTGTAGGAAGTGCCGCCAATAAATCCATTGGGATCAATAGCGTACTGCCCAAACAAAACCAACCCGCCCACTGCGATCTGCGTGGCGATATAGACCGTGTCGTAGTTCGTGAGACCCGTAGTCGTGGTATCGGTGATCGTTACCAAGTTGCTGCCGGAAGTCGTAGAAACCACCGGGCTGATGCTGTCCGAACTATTGCGGGGAGTGATGTTCTGCGACGTACCATTAGTAAGCACGCTCAGATTAGCCGACCCAGTGGCCCCCACGTTCTGCGTGCCATACGCCAGATGCGTCTGCGCGTTCGTGTCTTCCCATGCCAGCAAAGCGCGACAAATCGCGGCAGTCGACGTACCCTGATACAGCGTCCAGCCACCCAGCTTCTGCACTAGAGCGCCCTGAGCCGTATCGTAGATGAACCGGATCAAATTGCTGGTAGCGAACCCAGCCTCGTTCAGCGCGGGGGTGGCGTTTTCGTTGACGCCGGGGACAAGTTTGATGCTGGAATGGGGCACCTATTACCCCCTCGGGATAGAGGCAGTGGGGGTAGGCGCGTAAGAAGTCCACTCCGCCCCGGCGAACCTCTTGCGGGATTCCTCGGTCAACGCGTTCTTCAGCAGGTTCTCGTACTGAAGCTCATACGTCGGCCCCATAGACGGATCATTCGAGGCGCTCCCGAAGTTCCGCTGATACTGGGCGACGTAGATCATCGAAGCCTGAATCAAAAGGTCTGGGTAGTAAGTAGATATAAAAGTCGTAGCAGTAGACGCGAGAGCCGACGACGAATTGTTACCAAGCGTAGGCATCCTAATCGTGCCAGATACTGTAACGCTATAAGCATTGTCAGGATAAGGCCCAAGCAAAACATTATTATATGTGTTGCCAGCAGTAGCATAATCGCCGCCATACATAGCAAAATACTGCGGCATAGCCGCGCTACCAGACGAGCCGTAAACATTTTGCAGAAACTCCTTCGTCGTTGGCAGGAGCGTGTAAGTATTGCCATTGTACGAAATGGTAATCGTCTGCACAGTAACAAAGTCATTTACGCCAAGTTGCAGGATATTGTTATTTGGCGTCAGGCTATAGTTAATCGTAGTAACCGAAGGGAGTATATCCAGATCGCGCTGGATACGCAGTTCGGCGTAGTTCAGGGCCTGCGGGATCAAAGTCGCAAAAGAAGGATCGACAGGAACAACAACGCCGCTTACAGTAGTTACGCCAACAACTGCCATATTCGCCAGTTGCTGAACGTACAGGTTGTACGTAAGGGGCGTAGTCGCTGGCGTAGACATGGTGTGGGAGTTCGCCTTCTAGCTATGCGATCTTGTGCATCCCATCCTTAATGAATTTTACGTTTTCTTGCAAGCGCAAGTCTCCGGGGCTATTTTCTACCGCTAATTCAGCCTGTAGCAGCGCCTCTTCGTGCATTCCAAGGTGCCAAGCAGCTATGCTGGCGTAATCGTGCGGCATCGCACCCCAGACTTCAGGGTCAACCGTGTAGACAAACTCGCGGTTCTCAATTGCCAGTGCCGACTTGGCAGCGCCGTAGCACTCGGCCCACTGGTGACGCTGGTAGGCTAGCTTGGCGATCTCGCACCAAGGTTCTCGAGTGTGCGGAGCCTCGACAACGCCCATGCGCGCCGCCTTCATTGCCCCATTCCAGTCGCCAAGCTCGTTGTAGCAGCGGGCCATGACACGGTATGCGTAGCACCGCTCATTCGGCCAGTTGGCGCCGGGCAGCGCCAGATACCGCTTGCACTCCTCAATAGCCCGTGACCACTGACTGTGGAACGATAGTTCGCGGGCGTAGTAGAAGGCATTTCTGGGGTCGATGGGATCCTCTTTAACCGACATTTCCAGCAAATGCAGGTACTGGCCACGGCTCTTGGTCGGATCGGGCTTGTGGATCACCATGAGCATGTCGGTATCGGCGTACCGCTCCTCGATCATGTAGGGGATCGGGTACTCGTGGCAGGGGTGGGTCCAGCGGTAGCCGTGCCGGGCGTGGATCTTCTCGTACTTGAAGACGATGCCAGCGCCCCAGTCGAAGCCATAGCGCAGGCGCGTCGTGCCCTCGGTCCAGACGCGCTCGATCTCCTCACGCCAGCCCGGCTGAAGCTCCTCGTCAAGGTCGAGGCTGACGCAGACATCAATGTCTCTAGGTAGCAGAGCAAGCGCCGCATTGCGCGCATCGTCAAAGCGCCACGGGGTGATGCAGATATGTTCAACTTCTGCGCCACAAGCCAAGGCGATGGAACGGGTATTATCGGTCGAGCCTGTGTCTGCAATAACGATCATGTCGGCGTCTTGGGCGGCGGCACAGAACCGTTCGACAAACATCTCCTCGTTCTTGGATATGGCGTAGACGCAGATTTTAAGAGGCAACGGCTTATCTCCGTAGACGTAGACGCCAATCTCATTGTCGACAGTGCCGTAGAGCGGCTCACCAAAGACTTCCCGCACTTCGGCGTCAGTCCAGTCATCTTTGACATGCGCCTCGTACGGATTGCCCTCGAACTCGTCCTGCGGGTAGTGGCCGATGGGGATGCTGATAATGACGTAGTCGCAGTGGGTTCGCAGGTTCGTGAGAAGCACCTCGGCCTGTTCAGAGGTCATATGCTCCAGAACGTCACCGGCTATAGCCACATCGTAGCGTTCAGTTCCAGCAGGCTTCCATAGCCGGGCATCAGTATTCTCGCAGCCAAGGAAATACAGTTCCTTGAGGCTGTATTGCTCAAAGTACGGTTCCCAGATTTCCACGCCGTGCCACAAGGTGCCGGGGAACATCTTGGCGTAAGTGCCGGATCCACAGCCTATATCTAAGCCAGTTCCGGGCTTGATACGCTGCATGATGCGCTGAATGGCGGCTTTAAGCACATCAGGCTCAATGCGACTGACATTACAACAACCTATGGGCCGCTCCTGGGCAAGTCGATCGGCTTGCTTTGGTCGGTACCTGCGGCCCCCTTTGTT